CGCCGCCCTTTTTTAGGTAGTGGCTTAACTTCTTGGTCAGGGGTTGACTTTAAAACGTCAGAAAGTGGGAGTCCTAAAAATGCCATGACTAGAAACGAACAAAGAGGTTATGTGGATTGCCCAAACCGTTAGCAATCATGTTTGCTTTACGCTCTCTTACTACTTCAGCTTTTAATTGACTTTCTCTCATCCTTAAATCATTAAGATTCAATCTTGTAAACGTCCGATTGCCGATTGTATAACTTGCAGCTTTATCACTAATAATCGCTCTTATTGCTGCGGTCACAGCTTCTAAGTCTATTTCCGCTTGAGTCCTGCCCTCAAAATCACTACCGGGAGTACCCGTATAACTAAGCTTTTTCTTAATCTCAAATTGACCCTCATATAACGTAACCTCATCACCGCTTTTAGTTGCGATAGCCTGAAAAAACCATAAACCAGAGTTCATGGCCCCAGAGGTTGCGGCTGGTATTACAAATTCCCACCCCTGCCCATAATCTGTTCCTGTAATCGTCTCACTTGCAACTGAAGCATTACACCGAAGATAATATTTACAAGCGTAATCGGTGTTGGTTACTGACTCATTTAGCCAATTAACCCCCGCCGGATCTCTCCAGCGCACCGTATCACCCGCCCTAAATAAACTTGGAATAGGCATTAGGTTTCACCACTGATTAACATAGTTCGCCTGCTTAGACGTATTCCTAGAGTTTAGCGTCTTTTTGTCACTTGAATTAGTTGGATTTAAGAGCTTTTTAGCGTAGTTATCCCACATTGAACGCCGATTATGGGTTTGATAGATCTTTAATACACAAGAATAAGCATAAATAAGCTCGTCCCATGCCTCATTTCTTGCCCCTGACTTTTTAACCCATACCCTTTCATGGATTCGACCCGCCTTATATTTCCTTACCTCTTTTTCTGCTGTTAATTCTTCAAAATAATCCTCTGTAATCGTTGGGTAAAAATGCAAATAGCCATCTCCCGGCTCCGCGTCCCTTAATCGTCTATGTAAATAAGTTTTGATTTTATTAACACCAAGGCTATATAAACGAACACTATTTTTTAACACCCGACCCCTTGCACCTGTTTCAACTTTCGTTGGTTTACCTAACATCACATCACCTTTTAAACGATCCACACCCTTAATAGGCATCACGCCCAAAGCAACCCGATCTCTTGCCCAACTGTAGACCTCAGCGGTGAAATGCCCTCCACTATCTATGGCCGCCGCTTGTATCTTCAATTCAATCCCATCCTCGTTTTTATAAGCGTTCATCAAAACATCATCTAACTGATTCCATACGTCCATGCGCCCCGGATTCCCATATAAAACTATTCGATCAATTAAATAAAGTTGTTCTGGCCTGTTATGACTATCTGATTCTTTGGGCCTACCTACTCCCCAAACAGACAAACTCAACCGATCATCTTGTGTATCAATACCAGCTACTAAAAATAAAACCTCTTTGGGTGGAATGCCTTTTTTATATGTCTCTTTCGCTGCCCTTTGCATTAACGAACTAGCACCAACTTTTCTTTCAAACTCATCACTAAACAATTCACCTTGTACGGTGTTTTTATATGTCTTTACTTGTTCAATATCACCCTGACACGATAACCACTCTTCAATAAGTTTCGGCCAGCTCGCATTAGGTGAATAACTATAAGCAGCCCATATATGAAACCCCGCATGTCTTCCATTACCCTCCGCTGTTTTTCTCCATTCCCCGCGCTCCACCATCCACCTTTTCTTTTCATGAGGAATTAACACGCCGCAAGATTCGCAAGCGTAACGGGTGGTTTCTGGGTCGTCGTCTGTCCATCTAAAATTTTCAAACTTTAAAACTTGTTTATGTCCACAGTCAGGACAGGGGCAAAAGTAAAACCGTTTATCAGATTTGTCCCATAATTTTTCGACGGCTGAAAAATCTTTATCGGTTGGCGTACTGCCTGCCACGATTTTTCTATTCCAATAGAAATCTGTTCTCTTGATGCCAAGCTTGATGGGGTCGCCTTCAGAACCCGCACTACTTGGATAGCCGTCCACCTCATCAAATAAAACCACTCTTCTACTAACCCTACGAAATCCTCTTGGTGAATTTGCACCGACCAAACCAAGAGTCCCGCCGGGAAATTGTTTACTTAATAACGTATTTGTCCCATCCTTTGCCTTTGCTTCACTAATTAAACCTCTTAAACAAGGGGTGTCCCTTATCATTACCGCTATTTCTTCCTTTGAGTAACCGTTGCAATCATCTAAGGTTGGCTGCACGATCATGATATTACAGGGGTCTTGGTGGACGTGATACCCAATCAAATGGTTAAGCATCTTTGTGTATCCAACCCTCGCGCTCTTCATTACCGTCACCTGTTCAATATCTGGATCAGTCATTGCGTCCATCATTCCGACTTGATACGGAATACTTTTCCAACGTCCACCCTCACTAGAACTTTCTAACGATAATCGAGCAAATTTAGAAGCCCATTGGCTAAGCGTTAATTTCTCAGGTGGTTTAAATGCTAATAATGCATCTTTTAATATGTCAGTCGCGCTATTCATGCCGCCTCTACATTTTCAACTGCTAAATCTTCTAGGGTTTCACGCACAATTTCATCTAATAACGCCATAGCCCCTTTGTCTAGATCAGGAATCCTTTGTTTTGCCTTTGTCGGTATCCCTAACACCTTTGTTTTTGCAATCGTTACCAATTGAACCCACGATTTCTTTACATCTTCACTAGGAACTAAGACTTTTTCCTTTTCCTCAACCTCAATTTCTGCCAGTCTTGCCATCATCGCCTCACGCTTTGCCCTTGACTCGTTAAAACTTGGCAGCTCTTCATTACTACTCGCAGCTATCGCCGTTTTTCTTCCTCTTGGTTGCGATGGGTCAGAAGTTTGCTCCCATATCCTAAAAGCTTTCTCCTTTTCTAGAAAAACTTTCCCCTCCCGGTTAACTTTTGCCTCGTCTAACCTCCCATTCTTCAAAGCCTTGCTCACCGCTGCTTTTGTGACCTTTATATCCCTACTAAATTGTGCCGCTGAGACTAATTCCATATAAAAGAGTTAACCATACGCCTCCATATTAGTTAACTGTTAACCCTCTAGTTAACTTGTGCCTAGAAAATTTTCAAGGAGCGAATATACCCGCAAAAGACTCTTTAGGAAGGACCCATCATGAATATTTTTGAATCAATCGTCTTATTTTTTCTTTTATTTGCTTATTAAATTCTTTTGTATAGTTGGTTTCAAAGGACTTAGCAAGGATTGTTCCTATTGGAAGTATGCGGCGGTACTGTGGCTGTCTAACAAAATAGAAAGCGGTCGTGAATCCTCTAGGTAAGTTACTTGTAACAGGTCTACCAATACCGCCGGGATTTCCTTTGGGTCTATGCCCTACTCTTCCTTGGATACCTAGCTTGCCACTAGCTTTTCCTATAAAGAAGTCTGACTTACTTTTCTTTAACTGAGAACGTCTAGAGCCTGAAACATTAGCATTAAAGCCAGCGGTATTAAAGGCCTTAACTCTGCTTAAGACTTGAGTCCATTTGCCTGCGGGTAAGTTGCCATACTTATTTAGTTCGAATCCATCTATTACCGTATCCTCTGCCTCTACTGGGATTATGTACTGTCTTAGTCTTAGCTCTGATCTTTTCTGAGGACGGCCCCCACCTTTGATTAGTGGCTGTAGATAATTACCGGGTTGGCCTCTTGTTCCACCGGGGCCATCTTTAGGGCCAGCACCCTTCAAGAACATTGTTATTTGAAGATTGTTTGTACTGGGTTTCTTAGGACTAAAGGCAGCACCGTTAACAGTGCGAGGTATAGGGTTCTTTAATTTCTTTTTAAGTTGTGCTGATAATGCTTTAGTTGCCTTCTGTGATCCCTCTACCATTGAGGCTTGAATAATAAATGGTAAGCCTTTAGCAATAGCAGGAGGCCAGTTGGCAGCCTTGGTAAATTCTTCCTTTAACTGTATAGATACTTGCATATCTTTATCTTAAGTAAGGGTTGTAAGGGTTACGAGAGAAATGCTTATACCAAGTAGCGTCTTCTGTTAGTAAGTCTTTTTGATGTTCGTATATATGTTGTCTAAGGATTTCAATACCAATACAATTTTCTGGGCTATTAGCTGAGAAGCTTACAAATATTCGTCGCCATTGATCCGAATCAAAATATTTATCCATTGTCTTACTGTCTTACTGTCTTAACGTAAATAGTCTAGCAATTAGGCTTCTAGCGGGGTTGAACAGAGTTTAGAAAGGGTTTTATCACAGGCCTCTAGGTTATATAAAAGAACTTTAGATGTTGGTGTTTTTCTTCTGTAATGCTTTCCCATTACTAAGATCTTGTCTTTATTGCGTAGTTTTTGAATTGTAGATTTACCCATTCCTAACGCGTCACAAGCTTCTACTTGTGTTACCCATTTAATAGCCATTACTATTGACCGACAGTTGATAACAGTTTACTATGCATAAGCAGATATAGCAAATATGGAATTAAGAGATTATCAACAAGAAGCATTAAAAGAAATCAAGGATGCACTATCAAGCGGGAAAAAAGCACCATTACTTGTATTGCCTACGGGAGCAGGTAAAACTGTTGTATTTACAGAGTTAAGCAAATATCTAATTAATCAAGATAAAAGAGTTTTGATATTGGTTCATAGAAAGGAACTAGTTAAACAAACCTGCGAAAAGCTAGATCAAATTAATACTAAATATGGAGTTATAGCCCCATTCAAATTTTTTAAGCCTTCTACAAATAACTTATTGCAAGTCGCGTCTGTTTATACCTTACATAGACGTATGCATAATATTAAATTTACACCTGATTACATTATTATTGACGAAGCCCATCATATAGCGGCTAAAACTTGGAATGATGTAATTAGGAAATATAAAAAAGCACAACGAATTGGAGTAACTGCAACACCTATAAGATTAGATGGCAAATCTTTAAAAGATTATTTTGATGTCTTGATAAATGGCCCTAGCATTATTGATTTAGTTAATCAAGGTTATTTATGTAATCATAAAGTTTACGGCTCGCCTCATGCTCTTGATTTTTCTAATCTAAAATTGAAAAACAATGATTACTTAAAGAAAGATATTGCAAATCTAGTAAAAAACAAAGTTATTACAGGTAATGCTGTTAGTCATTACAAAAAGTATTTATTAAACAAACCAACTGTTGTTTTTTGTGTAGACATTCCTCACGCTCAGACAATTCTTGATAGATTTCTTTCTGAAGGAATAAAAGCAGCATTACTAACTGGCGATACTCCGCAAAATGAAAGAGATAAAATATTAGATGATCTCAAAAATAATATAATTCATGTTGTTGTTTCAATTGATGTAATTAGCGAGGGTACAGATTTACCTTGTGTTGAAGGCGCAATTCTTTTACGTCCTACTAACAGCGAATCTCTTTACAGGCAACAAGTAGGAAGAATCTTAAGACCGGGAGAGAATAAAACAGCTATAGTTTTAGATCATGTAAATAATACGCTTATACATGGTTTTGTTGATGAAAAAAGAGAATGGGAATTAAAAGAACAAGAAATATTCTACGGGCAAAAAAAAAGAAATCCTTTAGTAAGAACATGTCAACAATGCAACCATGTTTTTCAATTTGCCAAATCATGCCCTGAATGCGGTTTCGAACTGTCAAAAAAAGAATTAATCGAAGTTGAAGGTGAATTAGAAGAATTAAAAAACGTCATATCACGTAAAAAAAGAGGAAGAAAAGCAGCTAGACAAATACATAATCAAACTAGGTTAATAAAGGCAAGACGAGTAGAAAGTTTGAGTAGTTTGGGTATAAGAGTAGATCTAAGCACTTTTAACAAAGCTTTAAATTCTCAGACATATGCAACCTATTCAGAATTAGCAAAGTTAATTGGCGTTAGTAGATCAGCGATTTCGCAAAAGAAAAAAAATGGCTTTTTCGATCACGCAATTATCAATGTAAAAGGGCGACAATTAATTAACTTAAAATTAATAAAATTTAAGCCAATAGGAGAAATTAGACGTAAAGCTTCAGAGAAAAAAACTAATGGAATTTTAAACGGTACAACCTTTACTTTTAGAGAAGCCGGCAAATTATTGGGTTATAAAAGTCCTTCGACGCTATATAAATTAAAAAGAGAAGAAAAACTTGATGATTATGTAATCGATATTGAAGGGCGCTCTTATCTGGTTATGAAGCCAGCAGGAAAACCAAAATTAAAGGATTATCTAGTTCAAATATTGCAATTTAGAACCGATGGGGTTATGGCTCATCAAACTCCTAGCCTTCTTAAATGTTGATTCAGTTGTTGATGTTGTTGCAAATGGATATTCTCTGAGGTGACATTCCAGCGAGTGCCCCATCGAGTTTGACATTGCACCGCTATCAATTCCGTATTTGCTATGTCCTCTTACGCTGTAAGAATGTCTAAACGAATATGTGCCGAGTTGTTCATTTCTTGATTCAACCTTTGCTTTTAGAGAAGCCCAACAAGAACGCCTATTTAAGTATTTTGTGATCAACTCAGCAACGCCATTACCTTTAGCAGTTAAAGAAGGTAATTCAAGTAAACCAGATTTATATAAGGGTAATAAATTCCATTGGGTGTTTTCTATTGGCAGCGGTTCCAATCTTCTAGGCTTTGTGATGCCTCCACCGCTTCTTTTTTCATAGGAGCACCAAAGATATTCTTCATTAGTTTTGTTATCTGTTCTTACATGAAGGTATTTAATTTCAACAGGTCGAAGGCCATATTCTGCAATTAGTTTTAGGGCGTTGGCCCATTTAACCCCTGCGGCGGTTGATTGGATTTGATTAATTAGATTTAGTATTTCTTGATCTGTTATCGGGTCTTTTTTTTGTGTTTTTGATTTGGCTGCTTTTCTTCCTATATGTATCTGTCTGTTTGTAGGAGGAAGCCAAGAGGCGGGGGCGTTTTCTCTAGTAACGCAATATTCAAGGAATTGACAAAGGTTATTAGTGCGGCGTTTTCTTGTTGGTGTTCCGGGGGGCCATTTACGGATTACTAAATCAATTAAATCAGCGGGGTTTGTTGGTGGATTTTTAGATTCTAATAATTGAACTGATTGAGTAAGAACGTTTTTGTAATCGTGATTAAATGTCTTTTGAGTAATAGCGTTTTCATGTTCTGTTTTGTATTGCTCGAAGTTCTTTAAACAGGCTGACCAATCCCGTTCAATTTTGGGGGCATTACCAGACGCTATTTTTGAAGCGGTTTTTAAATCATGACCCTCAAGGGTAAGGTTATATATTTTTCTAATTCTTATTTCTGCGTCTTTACTTGCGCCGCGCTCCCATAGAAAATCTAATTTGACTGATTGGGCTTTTTGATCTTTTACTCTTACTTTTAAAAAAACTTTCCCTCTATGATTTTGAACGCTCCAACCTTTTGAGATTTCTTTAATATCCCTTTGAAAGGTTTCATGCCAGCTATGCTTAGACCTGACAAGTTCGGGCATGTATCCTAGATGTATCCTAGGAGAAGTATTGCCCACTATTAAACGATAGTCAATAGAGAATTAAAGGCTAGTTATAACTTGAAAAAGCAGCTATAGCAGGGGTTAGGGTGTTTGCTTTGGGAGCACTAGGTCGCAGGTTCGAATCCTGTCGCCCCGATTGGGTTTTCAAGGAATGGGTTTTTGGTTTGTATCCTAGTTGTATCCTAGGGAAAACAAGAACCCTGTTAAAACGGTAATTCGTTTGCGCTTGGTTCGTACTGAGAACGCACATTTTGCTGCTCTTCTACGGGTTCCCTATACAAGATGTAGTCAGGCTGATTGTCTTTCTCTTTAAATCCATTCTTAAAGATGGTGTATTTAAAACCGTCATTCTTGCCTGAAAAATACTTTTGACCATTTTTGGTTTCGTTTAGCCAAAGGCCGGAAAGTTTTTCTTGGTTTTCTCTAGGCATTGTTTTTAAACTCCTTGTTAATTTCGGGGTGAGTGGCAATTAGGGCGTTAGCCCCAGATGAAAAAGACCAACCGTGTCGAGTGCAATATTTATAAAAGTCTTGATAATTAATGGCGGTTAATTTTGCACTAATGCGGTGTCTGTTTTTCCAATCGTTTGTATTGACCTCTGGGGGGCGTTCATCTAATCCGGCATAAGGATTCTTTCTTAGTTGTTGGCGTTCTTGTTCAGTCATGTTCTATAAGGCCTCAAGAAATCATTAATGATTACCGCATGTCTTTTTTCCTGTATGTAATCGCTAAATTTACCGTCTGGAGGAATTGGGAAGTTTTTACGACAATAAAGTTCTAGATCGTGAAAGATTCTTATTTCTTGCTCATCTTGTGATTGAGCTAATTTCCCTAGCTTTGTTATTAACGCCATCCTTTCAGCTTTAGGGATTGACTCAGGTATTTCATCAGAGTTTAACGGCTGTTCCTTTGTCTGCTTAGGCGAAGTATTTAAATTTAAATCGTTATTAACAGGGGGTGTTGTTTTTTGCCAATTCTTTTCTTTGTCGTAAAGAGATAAACCGAATTGATCACCAAACTGCATTAAAGCGCGTTTACGTGCGTCTGATTCGGCTTCCTTAACGGCTGATTCATGTTTGTCTCCTGCTGGTACTCTTTCCCCTCTTCCGTGTCCTGCGCCTATACCTTCTTTAACAATTCCGTTAACGATTACCCTGACTTTTGCAATGTAGGTAACACAAAAGTTATCAGCGTGTACCAGATCCATCTTTAAAGTTTCTGACGACCAATCGTAATCAAAGATTCTGTTAGCTTCCCTGATAACGTGCCAACTTTCAATGTAAGCAAGTTTGAAGGTCTTTCTTTTGTCAGCCCAACGTTCAGAAACATTTCTTTTGTCAATTGGCTCATTTAATGCCTTTAATTGTTTGCCAGTAAATGACATTAAGCAGGTCTCCTAATTACTTTTGCTGCTTGTTGCATTCCTCTATGCCATTCAGCAAAGGCTGCTTGCTTGTCTCCGTCTAACTGATTGAAATTAATATCAGTTGCGAATACGTTCATATTTTGAACAGCGTTTTCAATAAACGTTGCAGTAATTTCTTGCAGTGTTTCCGCTTGTGCGTAAATTGCGTTGTCGCCTGAATCCATAGGTCGAAGCTAGGGAAATAGGAATATAGATAAGCTATTTTTAACTTATGTAGCGTATAGGGTCAACCCTTGGTGATACTTTTATATGGGTTAAAAAATACATACGCAAACATATTAGACAAGTTGGGGCCATTTCATCTTTGATCCTTTTGTCCAGACATCAACGGATAAAGGCATTTTCTTACCTGTCCAATTACTAAAGGCATCATTAACAACACAACTATTTTTC